GTTACTATCGGGATAGTACCAAGTATGCTAATAACTAATATAGAGTATTCTTCTCCATAATAAGTATTTATTCCATCAGTTATATAAGCTCTATAATGATATGTATTTCCCTCAACTAGCGTGATACTTAAAGAGGATTCTCCTATTACTGCTGTTACTGCTGTATTTTCAATAGACAGATGAGTTCCTAATACGGGGTTAATAAATTCAGCGCTATAAACAATTCCAGCTGTAGTAAAGCTTCCTTCTCCTAAATTTATAACATTTAGTCTAAATATAACTTCATTATCAGCTAACAGTAAAGCTGGAATAGTTTCAATACTCATATTAGATGCTGCTATATTTGTTGTAAAAGAAATACTATTTCCATATCCAGTACCAACAGAATTAGTTGCAAATGCCCTAACATAAAAAGTTGTATTAGAACTAATACCTATTAAATCTACAGTGTATGCTATTAAAGAATCACCTTGTGAGAGTATAACATTATCAGATAAAGTAGGATTGGGTGTAGTTCCATATACAAAACCTCTAACTAATACACGTTCTCCTCCATCAGTAATTAATGTGCCATTCATCACAGCTGTACTATCTGTCACTAATGTTGCAGCTTGTGTTGTTAAAGTAGGTAAACTAAGATAGTTATCAAGATTGAACATTATTTCGTTTCCGTAAGCAATACCTACAATATTTGATGCATAAGCTCTTACATAATAATTTGTGCCCATTAAAATATTTATAGCTGTTCCACTATAATCACCTGCTTCATTAATCGCAGACCCATTTACATTTAAATCTGCTGATGTAGGGTTGGGAGATGTGCTATAAACGAACCCGTAATTTCCTAAAGAATCACCACTAACAATTTTTCCATTAAATACTGCTGTGCTATGACCTGATGAATTAATTGCTTGTGTAGTTACAACAGGTAGTGGTATAGTATAGAGTGTATCAAATTGATTTTCAGTACTATAATAAGTACCTCTGTTTGTAGTAATATAGGCTTTTACATAATAAGTTGTATTTGGAGAAAATGCATTACTATTTATTCCAAACTCTGTAATAGGGCCATTAACAGATAAAATATTATTAGATAAAGTAGGATTAATAGAAGTATTATAAACAAACCCATAATTTAAAACAGTATGTCCTTGTAAATTCTGCGCATAACCAATAATTGTGGCTGAGCTCGAGGTAATAGAAGTTAACTCTTCTAAAACAACTAATGGTTGTCCAAAAGAAGCTGCACTTATCACGTTACTCCACGAACTGTCTAATGAATTAGTATTATTTCCTTTAGCTCTGATTCTATAATACCTGATTCCTACACTACTATGAGTATGAGTATAATTAGTTGTTCCTAAATTTATTATCCCTGTTAATTGAAAAGAATTTATTCCATCTGGACTGTCTTGCAACTCAAAATTAACCTCATTAGGAAATGTATTTAAATCAGTTCACTGTAAAGAAACTAATTGATTATTAATATTTGTTACACTTAATACAGGAGTAATTAAAGAAGTTATTTGAGAAATTGATATATTTAGCATAGAACTTCAAGGACTAACTGCTCCATTACCAATAACTCTAGCTCTGTAAGAAAAACTATCTAAAGAAGCCATTAAATAGTTATAAAAAGTAGTATCTGAACTTAATATATCTAATGTTTCCCAAATATTTGGAGAATTTCTATTAACTTGAAATTCTATAGTAGTATTTGTAACAAGAGTATTAGGATTATTTATATTAATAGTTTGAACTCCACTATAGCTTCCTTTACTTAATGTTGGCGCAGTTAAAATTAACCCAGAATTTTTTTGTACAAGTATCCTAATAAAAGTATCTAAGGATGTTCCTGCTGGTATTAAAGCATTATCAGTAAGTCCCCCCATTATACCTATACCAGAAACGATTATATCTTCTTGTGTAACTACTTCTAATTCTGTTGAATCTTCTGCTTGATTATCTATTACTGAAAATCCTTTTAATAGTAAATTTGATCTATTAGGAAAAGATTCATCATCTGTTTTTATTGAATGTCCTGAACCATTATAAAATGGTAAAAAACCCTCATTTTTTATATTATTGTTAAATTTATACTTAGTTGAATTTATATCTCCGTTCCTTATAGAATTTAAAAAAGAAGATATACTATAAATACCTGCTGGAGAAGAAATCTCAACCTCCATTCCGATTGCTCTACTGTTAATATCTACTCTTTGTAAATATTGTAATAGACTCTCTACTTTTATATTACTACCCTCTATAACTATATTAGATAGCCTAGAGTCTAGTGGGAGATTTAAAGAAGTAAAAATCTGATCTGATAATCTTATCATTATTTATTTATTAGTTTTATGTAAAAATTAATTCTATTTACACTATTATACATATTATTTTTTCTATAAACTAATTGTTTGTCATATATTCCTACATATTCAAATTCATAACTACCTTGTTGTGTAGAATCAAATAATACCATATTTAATTCATTATATATTATAAAATCTTTATTATTAGGGATGCTAAAATATAAAAAATTATATCCTGTAACACTATCTGTTGTTATTGTATATGTTTTTTGTTTATTAGCAATTACACTTTTTCATATAAAATCAGAGGACAATCCCTCTGATTGAGATAAGCTAAAACCAATATAATTATTAAACAATTCTTTTAATTTTATTAGGCACGGACAATGTAAATTATTAAAAAAATATTCTATATGTTTTTTATCATAAATTTGTTCTTTTAATAGAAGAATAGAGTCATATAATAAATAATATTTTGCATTAGTTACTCCAACATTTAATAAATCTAAATAACTATTAAAACAATTTATGTTTTTTTCTAAAAGTTTTTTAATCATTGCAATTACAATTTACATTTGTATTATCTGAACAAATTGATATTTTTTCTATAATTCTTTGTGCTTCTTCAAATTGTTCATAATTTATTAAACTTTTAATTATCTCTAAACCCATTGTTAAAGTATCTATAATTAATCTATCTTTACTATCTTTACAGTAAGTAAAATTTAAAAATCTTTTTTTAAGTAGTTTATGATAATATTCCTCTAAAAAATAGTATAATAAAAAGTTACTCTGCTCTTTTATGATACTAATATGATCACTTTCTAATAAATCTGAAATCTTTGCTACTGTTCCATCAGGTTTATATATAATATCCTCTTCAATACAATAACTGTTAAAAGTTGTGATATTTAATAAATAAATTTCATGTATAATATAATATCCATCAGAAGGTAAATTAAAACAAGAAGTTATTTCTAAATTAGAGTATATTACTTCATTTGTAGTTGATGTAATTTTTTCAATAACATGTAAACAACTATGTCCAGATAAAGGAATACTTGTTAACTCTATTGAGTTTTGTGTTTGTTTTATTTCCATTATTTATCTCTTATTTCATCATTGTTTTTATTATCATCTATAAGTTGTAATCCTTCTAATTCAACTCTTTTTCTCAACTCAACAATTTCTTTATCCTTATATTCTTTATTAGCTTTTTCTTTAAACCAGCCAATTTCTTTTTGGAATTGTAATTTATCTCTTTCTAATTGTATTTTTTCCTCATTCAATTGATTAATTTTACTTTCTAATTGTTGAGAAGATTGTTGTTGTTTTTGTAATTCAGAATTTAATTGTTCCACTTGTTGTGATAATTGTCCTAAAGAATCATCTTCTTTCTTTTTCTTATCTAATGCGTTATTTACATTATTTTTCATACTTGTTAAACTATTAGAAGTTATTGCTGATAATACTACTCTTGGATCAACTATACCACCTTTAGCAAATTCCATAGTTAACATTTTAATAGTTTCTTCTTCTTTTATAATTTCAGAACTATCTGTAATATGAATATCAAAATCTGTATTTGTAAAATGTTCAGGTAATGCAGTAAATATTTTAGTAAGTCTATCTCCTAAAACAAGTGTTCCAGATATTCCATTTTTATATACTTTTTTTGCTATATTTAATAAATCAACTAAAGATTCTCCTGTTATTAAATCCATAGTTTGATAATATTGCTTTGTAATTAAAGAAGAATTTCTAATTCCAACTTGTACGTTAGAAACAGCGTCTCTTTGTTCAATATTACCAAGTCTTTCTCTAAATACCCCTGTAATAGAGGAGCAAGTATCTTCAATCCTTGATATTGCTAATTCAACAGCTTGTATTGCTTGTAATTTTACAGTATCATCAAACCCATTAAATGCTGTATTAATAACATCTCCTTCTTGTGAAGAATCATATAATTTTTTACCGCTTTTTGCATAACCAGTTCATTTAACTAACCGCTCTGTAACATCTGCTCCTAAAAATTTAGGAAGATGTGCAACATCAATCCAATCACCAACAGTACCTGATTCAGCTATAACATTGTCTCTAAAGAAGCAAAGCATATCATATTTATCCTGTAAATTAGCAGTAGATGATATCAATGAAAAAGGGTCTCCATTTCTATCAGCATAAAACATTCCATTTATACTTAAAGAACAATCTTTTGGATTATTTTGACTTCTTACGACATCTACTTTTCCAATAGGTAAATAAATACTACTTCCTATTTTAACTCCTTCATATCTGTTAGTTATATATTCTCCTTTTTCTTTGTCGGCTTGTAATCACTCTACTTCAAATACAGGATATAAATTGTATTTATACTGACTTGTATCAGAAAGCATTGGTGTTACTTCATATCCTGCTAAAATCCCCTCACTATCTTTACTAAAAACAGTTGATTCAGCAGAAGTTCTATAATAAGTAGCACCGTTACCACTAAAAGCACTTGAGTTATCTAAATTATCTAAATCATCTTTTGTTAAAGAATCCCCATATTTAGAAAGTATCTGATGCTTTGTTAAGTATTCTCTAGAAACTGCCCTAGGAGAATTTTTTAAATATAATGAATTAGGATTTCTTTCTACAAAAGTGTTTATTGGATTTAAAGGTTTAAATTCAAAACTTGTTTTAGAAGAACTTTCTGTTGTTTTAAAATAAATAGTTCCAGAAACTAATAAATCTATTAGTAAAGTTTTTAATCTATTCTTATAATCTATATCTCTTGACTGAATAATAAAATCAACTATATTTTGTCCAGCTATTTCATAGTCAGAAATAAAATTTCTATCTAATTTTTCTTTTAAATCTTCTATTTCTTCTTGTATTTTAGAATCATTAGGTTGTTCTTTAATAGAGGAATATATTCTATTTTCCAGAATACTCTTTAACTTATTAAAAACTTCTTGATTTGCTTTTAATTGTTTGTCTCTAAAGATAGAAGATAATGTTTCAGAATCTTTACAGGATATTTTAGGATTTAACGGAGTGGATAAATACTCTCCTACTAAAACATCAATATGTTTTCTAACCAGTGGAACAAATTCTACAGATGTTGCAGAACCAATACCATAATTTTCCTCTAAATGAGCAAATTGTTCTGGGTCTCTTTTACCGTGATAATAATTATATGCTTTTATCATGGTAGTCTTTTCATAAACAAGCTCTGTAATTGCCTTGTTTATTTTATCAATAATTTCTTTATCCTTGTCTTTAATATTCTTCATTTTTGACTACTTTATAAAAATATATTCGCATATAATTTATTTTTTTAAGCTCTTCTTTTATAAGTCTTAAAAAAATATCATCACTAGCTACTTCGTAAGTAATTGTTGTTGGAGTCATATAACTGGGAATACCAATGGTAAAAATATAAAAGTTATTTTCTTTTTTTACTTTTAATAATCCTTCATATTCAGCATTATATATTGTCTTTATATAATCACGAATCTGACGCTCTAATTCTTGTTCTTCCATATTTTTCTTCTTCTGTTGTAGGAATTGCTCCATAATGTTTATATCCATTATTATCAGTAAATCAACCAACATCTCTAAAAGTATTATTAATAGCATCTCTTACTACTGGTTTTTTAAATGATAATTCTTCATCACCCAATTCACAAAATCCCATAGCAGCTATGATATCAAAATCTTTTTTCATTGCATCTGTATAGTTTAATAGCTGTTCTATAACTTCTCTAAAAGCAATAGTATGACTATAATCTAATACAAAATCATAAATTAATTCTCTATAATGAACAATAGTTTTAACTGATGCGGGAGCACCATACATATTAGAATTACCTTTTCTTATATCTGCCATTGTAGACCTGGGTCTTTTCATTAATAAAGGAAGATATTTTTGGTTTCTAAAGTGTGTGACAATTGCGGTTCTTGTTGCTTCTAATACAGCTTGACAATTATAATAAGTTAATAATTTAGCAGCATTTTCATAAGCATCTCTAATATCTTTAGGTCTTTCTTTATACATTGCAACATACATTGGTTCAGATTGACCAAAAACTCTTTTTTTAATAACAATACAAAAATCGGATACTTTACTACTTGTTGGGTTGGCAGAATCATTTTTTCCAATATCAATTGAATCTATTCCACCAATATATAAATTATTATAACCTAAACCATCCTCACTTAATATAGGATGTTCTAATATAAGAATTTTACCATCATCACCAGGACGTCATTTAACTCCACCAACTCTTTCACCTTTTTCAGCTTTCCAAACAAGGTGTCCATTTTTAGGCTCTGTTACTGATTTATATATTTCAATTTGTGCTAATTGTTCTGCTAATTCTTCTGCCGGAAATACGTTTCCATCTTGCTGAATTAAAGCTTCTTCTATTGTAAAACAATATTCAGCTTTATAATCAAGTAAATTTTTAGGATCGTTTGCTTTTTTAGCTCTTTCGGATTCATATCAAGCTATTGATTTAGCTTCATTACAATAACCACGCTTATCAACATATTTAAAAACTATTCTATATGCCGGTATAAATAAACCAGATAAAGTATATTTTCTTCCTTGTGTATAATTGTGTCTTACGGGTAATATATTAAAAGCCGTTGGATTAGTAACCATCTTTTTTAGACCTTCCATAGAAGCTGCTTTAGAAGAACCACCTGTACCAAATGCAATACGCATTCCCACTCTTTTTCCTCCTAATACAGTAATTAATGCCTCGCCTTTAACCCACTTCTTTTCTAAATAAGGGTCTGCTCCAGCTTCTTCATAAATTAATTTTTGGCATCTGTCACCCCTTAATTTATCTGGTTCATCAATAATCATACCTTCAATTTCTGACATATGACCACCCTCTGATAAATCCTTCTTTTTAACAGAAGCTCTTTTTTGCATTTTAGTATTAATACTCATCCTAACACGTCTAAAAGCTCCTTCTGTATTTTCATTTAACCAATCTAATTGATACCATGCTTTTTCTAAGGTTGGATCTAAGTGATTTTTAGATGCTGCACTTATTACAATTCTATAATTAGGAATCATCGTATAAGGTCTTGTAGATAAACTTGACCCCATTTCAGAGAATCCAATTCCCCTAGATTTTAATAAAGCAACATCATATCCTAGTTTCTCACACATTTCAATGTAATGAAAATATTCGTACTGAAATACTAAAAATAAAGGAAAAGAATATGCTTGATTAATTGTGTTAGATTCAGAAGATTTAAGATTATAAAAATTCATAAAGAAATAATTATCACCAGTTAATCTATAACCATTTACAGAATAACCTTCATTACATCTTCTTCTTTCTTCTACTCAAAAGTCCTTGTAGTTTTTAGAACCATATATAGAATTACTATAACTTCCAGTACTTGTTTTATTTTTAGAAGCTTTGTTAAATCAGTTAGGGTCAAAATCAAGTCCTTCTTTATCATTTATGGGACGATAGCCTGTAAGTTCAAAAGATTTTGATGCATCAAAGTATTCAATTGCATCATCTATTTTAAAATCTCAAGATTTATTACTCGCCATCGAAAAATCCTAATTTAGTACCGCCTCGAACATTTGATTCTGGTGATAATCCTTTTTTAACTTGATCTTCTAACTCTCTAAGACTACTTATTAAATCTTTACAACCTTTAATCTCAGCAATCAAATCTTTACTTTTAAATATAGGTTTACCAGAAACAGGGTCTCTTTCCATTAAATCCACAGTTTGTAGATAATATATCTGTTTATCAACAGCACTCATAGCTGCTTTTAACATTTTAATATCTAAAGAGGAATTTTGTAATTCATCATATTTTCTACAAGCTTCTCTAAACACAGCATCATCGTATTCTTTATCAGTTAATCCAGAATCAGCTAATGCTTCTATATGCCTAGTTTCTTCAGGAACTGCAAAATAAGGACTCTCCCAATCAAAAAATAGATATATGTATGTAAATTCTTTAAATGCTTTTGTTAATTTTTTACCTGTTTTATCAGATGTTGTTTTATTTCTAGTAGGGTTTACTAATGCTACTAATTCTCTTATCAATAATATTGAAGGATCATCTACCGCAATATTTCCACTAACCTTATCATATTGAAAAAATTTCATATTTTAATTTTTACATCCGCAAGCACATTTGCTTACTATTTTTCCACCTTTTTCTTTAACAGCTGTAAAATCACAACCACAAGAACATTTCTTTACATTTAATTTTTTACCTTTTTGTAGTTTTTTTAAATGGTCTAACTTACCACCTTTTTTATCTGAAGGTATAGACATATAATCTTCCCTTATTTTTTGTCATTCATAATCAGATAATTCTAAAGCTTTCTCAGTAATAACATTTACTAAAGATTCATCTTCATCTATTAAAGAGAATCATTCATCAAATGTCATATTAGCCCCATATTTTGCAGGGTTATCCTTTTTAGAATAATTATATGCAAAATATGGGAATAAATCTTTCTTTAATTCGTTAGTCATCATTATTTTTTAACTTTAATAATGTCTTTAGTATTGAATGCGGCTTCTTGCAATAATCCATTAATAGCAAACCACCTACATAATATTCCTTGAAAAAAATCACCTTCTCTTCCACCAATAGTAATTGTTTTAGTTAATTTTTTAACCATATACATTGTTGGTTTATTAGGAATATTTTGACGTAATGTAACCACATCCCCAGGAAGAAAATATACTTTATCCTCCATAAGTTCTACTTTTTATATCTACACCTATAATAGCGTAAACTTGTGATTCTGGTACTAATATAAAACCTTTGTCCATAAAAGGAACAGGTCGTGAAATTTTGATATTAAATATAACATCATCTCCCGGTTGTACAACTTCACATTTGTGACCAATTTCAATAACTTGTCCACAAACTACGTCTAAACGCATACTATCTTTATCTCCAGAATCTTCATTTATAAATTCTCCATCTGTTGTTTGAAACCCCTCTTCTGTTGTATTTGTCATATAAGGATTTTTGTCATGGACTAAAACCATTAAGTTTTGGCCAACTGGCATAATTTCTGCTTTCTTATTCATTGTCATTTATTAATTCTTTTTTAATTTGTTTTTCTAATCTATTTATACTATATACTAAATCTCCGCAACTAGCTAAGTTTTCTATTAATTTTTTAATATCGGTACTAACATCAACATTTTCAAGATAATTTATATATTTATTAACTGCTTCATTAGCAGTATTTAATAATTTAATTGTTAATAAAGGGTTGTGCACTTTATTATATAAATTATTTATTATTTCAAATTCTTCTTTATTTACCATAGTCATTAATATATAGAACACCCGCTTGTTAAAATTAAAGAAGCTGCGGATACTGCATTCTCTAATGATATTTTAGTTACTAAATAAGGGTCTAAAACTCCTATTTCATAATAATCTTTTATTTCTTTTGTTTTTAAATCTATATCTACCCAAAATTCTTTCTTAAAACCTATAAGTTCAATATTAGAACTCTCTCTTAATATACGAGAAGGAATATATAAAACTCTATTTAGATAATTTAAGGTTAGATTATCAGAAGCTTTGGCTAAGGCTGTACCACCACCAGGAAGAACACCTTCGTGAAATGCAGCTCTTACTGCACCAATAGCATCTTCAATTCTATCTTTCTTTTCATTCATTTCAACGGGAGAAAATCCACCAGAATAAATAGTAGCAATCCCGCCCTTATAATTAGCAAGTCTTTTTGCATGAAATGATTTTTCAAAATCAGATAAAGATTTATTTTCTAATATTTTATGTATCTTTTTTATTTCTAAAGGACACTCATCATTTTTAGTCCCTTCTATAAGAACTGTTTTATGCATAGAAACAATTACTTTGTTACAAAACTCACCAATATTATTTTTAATATCTTTATAAAGCATTTCTCTATAATGTCCATGATTAGGAGCATTTACTAAACAAGCTTTTAAAGTTCCGTTGTTTGAGTTTGTTAATAATGTAGTAATTACAGATGAATCAGATTTAGGAGCAATTATTAATAAACTCTTTTCCATCCTAATAGCTTTATTAGCTATATCTAATATTTCTTTTGGTTTATTGAGCTTATATTCAGAGATATAAATCATTACATTTTCTAAAACACATTCATTATTTTCATTATTAATAAAATAAGGTGCGGCATAACCGCTTTCAATTGAGACTCCTTTAGTATAAATAACAGTAGTTTCAAAATCAGAACTTTCTTCTACATGAACAACTCCCTCTTTACCTACTCTATAAAATGCTTCTCCTATTAATTGTCCTAATACTTCATCATTATTAGTTGCTATTGTAGCAACTTTTATTAAATCCTCTTTAGAACTGATATCTTTTTTTAATGTATAAAGATAATCTGTTACTTTTTTTACATCTTCTTGTAATTTTCTACCCATTTCAATGGGGTGGTCTTTGCTACTTTTGAGTAAATTTACTATTTCTTTAGCTAGTATTGTACTAGTTGTTGTACCATCACCAACATCATCTTCTGTTTTTTTAGCTATCTTTCGTACTATATCAATCCCCATTTGTATAGAGGGATCTTCATCTTCAACATATTTTGCAACTGTTGCTCCATCTTTGGTTACTATTAAATCAGAAACACCTTTAATAAAAACATTCTTCCCATTTGGGCCATATGTTGTTTGTACAGCATCTCCAATAATATTAACTCCTTTAATTAAATTCTCTCTTGAATCATTTCCAAAAATAATCATAATTACATTACCATTTTCCCGCAGGGCATTGTTTAAACTTTACCCGGACTGCTGCATCTATTACACAGCCACACCCATGATAAAAACCATCTTTATTTATTTTACTCACTTCATTTGTTTTTGGATTAAGAAATAATTTCTTATTACATACATCCCCGAAAACAGAATAAGATTTAATAGGACAAGAATTACATATTTTAATCCTTTCTTCCTTTAAATCTTGGTTACCATTTGTTAGTTTATGATAAAAACCACTTGCTATATCTAACATTAGTGTTTTATTTTTTCTCTTGAATTTTTAAATTCTTCATTCATTATTTGTTTCTTATGAAAAGCTAACATTCTTACAACATCATCTTTTCTATATTCACACTCATAATCAGTTTTACCTCCATCATGATCATAATGAATTAGCATTAATTTTTTTATTACAAATCTTGGATCAATCATTTGAATCATCCAAGCATAGGTTGATAATTGAATTGTGTAATGCCAGAAATTACTATCTTCTATATTATTTAAAGGATATTTAAGAGTAGATTTACTTCTAGTTCTTTGATCATAGAAGCCCTTCATTGTCATCTTCTCATTGGACTTATAATCAAGAACATAAACATCAAATCCATCTATAATAACTAAATCTGCTTGTCCAGCAACTCTTAATTTTTTATCAGCTGATATTCTTGATAACAATAACTCTGGATAAACTGCTTGTTCTCCAGGTTTTATTTTATTAGTTGTATTTAATCCAAAATTAGTCTGCTTTAATCCTAATCCTTTTAATTCTTTAGTCTTACCAGCAAGATGTTGTTTTTCATGTTCTAAATGAATTGCTGTACCTCTAACACAAGAAGCATCTCTTTTATCAGCCCATTGTTTTAAAATTTCTTCTCTTTTTGAGTTAAAATCTTTTTCTGAAATACCAAAAACTTTTGTATAATCAATATTAAAAAATTTACTTTTAACTAAATTTCCTTTAATATCTTTAAATTTATCCCCAGTTAACGCTTCTAATGCTTTATATTGTGACCAAAAATCTTCATCGAAGTTTTGGAATTTATGTAACAATGTTGTAACCGAAATACAATTTAAATTTTCATCTTTTGTCCAATATTTATGAATCTTATCATTATATTTAACAACTTCATTTTCTTTATCTACTTCTAATTTAGTGAAATCGACATTTTCCATACTCATTTTAATAAATTCTACATGATGCAAATATAATAATAATTTATTAAAAAAATGTTCATTTAGAATTATTTATATAATTAAAAATGTAATAATAACTATAACTAAAAATATTATATAAACAAAAAAAGGAAGCCTAATAAGACTTCCTTTTTATAATTTAAAATTCTTTTTCTCTTAACTTTTCAAGTATCTTTGGAATAATAGGGTTACGAACACAATCAGCATGTGTAAAATCAATAGTGCCTATAATTTCACTATCTCCAAATAATTCAAACACTGTCTCTAAACAAGAATCTTTTTTATTCTTTCTATCTATTTGTTCTATATCTCCGAGAAAAATATACTTAGAATTTGAACCAATCCTTGTCATAATGGTTTTAAAAGCATGTTTGGACAAATTTTGAGATTCATCTACGATTACTATTCCATCATCAATACTAAGACCTCTAACGAAAGCTAATGGTAATACACTAACTAAATCTTTTTCCATTAAATTTTTAGAAGCATTTTTTCCAATCAATTTATCAATTGTCCAAGTAAATGACATCATTATTGGTTCCATTTTATCTTGAAGTGAACCTTTTAAAAATCCAATCTCTTCTTTTTCCATGCTAGTTACAGACTTAACTAAGTAAATAGTTTTATAACCTTGTTCTAGTAATTGTAATGATTGAGCAATAGTAACGAATGATTTGCCAGTCCCACTAGGACCAATACACACTGTAACTTCATTATCTCTTATTGATCTTGCTAATTCTTTTTGTTTATCATTTCTACATTCAAAATGAACTATTTGTTTTGATTCTGGAACTCTGTTTTTTCTTCCCATATTTAAATTCTTGTAATTTCGCACGATCCCCCTGAACAAGCAGTAGCAGAGTAATCTGAAACATCTTTATATTCAGGTTTTGTTAATATTTTATTAAAATCTACACTTTTAAATTGTCTGTTTATTATTTCCCATTTATGTAATAGATGAACATCTTTTATACAATAAATTGTTTTTTGCATATCTCCATTAAAAAAGTTTTTAGCAAATTTCTTTACTCTTGAAATCCAATATTTTTTTAATAATACTTGTTCCTTTGTTCCCTCTAATTTTATAGACTTGTCTTCAACTATTTTACAAGCAGACCATAAATCATTATTAAAATAATGTAATCCATCAACTATTAATCCAGAAACAAATACAGAACCTTTACCATAATTTTTTACAATATCATTGAGATTAGATACTGATGTGAAAGGAGCTTGTATAAACTCTCTATCACCATGATCAGATACAAAAGAAACGGCTGTAAAATATGTTTTATTTTCCCATATATAATCAACGATTTTATTCATGTCGTCTATAATAACAGTATTACTGCAATTATGATTAACATTTGGGTATATACATAATTCTTTGTTAGTTCCCTCATTAACCCAATAAGTTTGAACCAACTTTATAAACTCTAAGTGTTTAATACCTTTCATATCTTTTTTAAATAACCCGTTTTCAGGGTTTTTAATTGGGACAAAAACAGCATAATCACTATTAGTATTAGACCAAACACTTTCTTCTAACATAAATGGCATATTTTTCTTTAACCATTTAGCAGAGTCTAATTCTTTGTTTAATTGCATTATTCTAAAATATTCTTCTGAATGTTCTGAATGAATGCCGGAAGCTGTTCCTAAAACGACAGATGAGTTTCCCGACGGCTTTACACAAGTTGTACGAGCAGCCTGATTAATATTAATTAATTTAGCTATTCTTTTATTAGTATCTTTTACTATTTGAGCTCCTTTAATTAATAACTCTTTGTTAAATAACATTGGATTGTTCATCCAACCTGTAATAGATACTCCAATTAATGATTCTCTTTTTACAATTTCTTCTGTTATTTTACCTAAATATGGGAAATTAGTATATCCAGCTTGTAATGTTCCTATAATTGTAGCAGCTTCGCAGTTTTCAAAAAACTCTTTTTCTGTTAATGCTTTTTCTGCATTTTGTTCTGAAAGATTACAAAAACTAATTCCAAGTATTTCTTCATTAGTTCTAATAAATGACTCTAATTCTTCATAAGATATTTCTTGAGGATTACCATAATAAAGCATAGGAACCAGTAGAATCTCAAAACATGGATTGAAAATATCGAACCAACTGTTAGCAAAGGCAAATCCTATATCATTATCCCCTTTATTAAGCTCTACAATATCTTTAAACTGCTGTTTAGTTGTTTCAGACCTTAATAATAAGACTGAATTATTGCTTCTACCTCTTTGTGGATTTTCCTGTCTCCAATTACCGGTTTTAGCATAAATCATTTCTGAATCATTTGGATCAACAATCATATTAAGAGCACTTCTTCTAATTCCACCGGATAATACAGCATCAGCTGAATAGCATAATATATCAAAAGCTAATATAGGTCTTATTGTATCTCCTTCCTTGGCTATCCATAAAGATAATAACTTTTCTATATTTTCTAAAGATTGTTTTAATCCATCGGAACCTGGAGCTTTAAAACCACCAGTAATAAATGCTCCTTTTTCCCTTATAAGAGAATAATCAAATTTAATTTTATACCCAGCATATTCTGGAAAAGGTTGTTTATCTACAAAATATGAAGACATTAAAACTCCTAAAGAATCTGCCCAACCTTCTATACTATCTTGAACAATGTAAGTTTTTGTTCCATTTTCTCTAATCTTTATTTTAGATAGATTAGCTACAAATGGTTTTAATATACTTATTCCTACACCACAGCCATTTAGCCCTAACCAAAATACTTTTTGAAATACATCATTTCTAGCGGCATAAGTAGTACTACAATTATACATTCTAGCATTACTCTTTTCTATTTGTTGATATCTATATTGTAGACTTCGTTGAGAAGCTAATATAGATTGACTTTTCATTTTTAAAAGAGTTTTTTGAAGTTCTTCTTCAATATCTATTCCTTCATACTTTTTTCTATGACCATCTATAATATCTTCACAAGCTTCATCCCATGTTTCATACCGACTATCTTGCTCTCTCCATTTAAAATAATCACTATGTAATTTTAAATCTGATAAAAATTTTTTTCCTTTAACCATTCATTTGTTTTAATTAATATTGAATTCCAATGTCTATTCCTAATATTTTATCTATAAATTATAAAACCCACTCTAAAAATTAATTTAAAGTGGGTTAGCGTACTTAGTTAATGTGAGTTTCTATTGCGTGTTTAAGAATATATTTAATCTTATGTTGTCACATACTGCATACTGTATTTTTAAAGGATAGATAGTAGCGAACTTTTCTATCCTTTTATGACCGAAGTCATAACGATCCTAATAATCGTAAAGTAGCGAGAGTAGGACTCGAACCTACGACCTTTGGGTTATGAACCCAACGAGCTACCAACTGCTCTACCTCGCAATATAGTCGAGAATGGAGGATTTGAACCCCCAATACTAGAATCAAAATCTAGAGTGTTGCCGTTACACCAATTCTCAGAGTAACTACCTGTTTGCTAACTCGTGCCATAGTCAAACTTTTATAAAGCGGGTAGTTCGCTTAGTGAGAGTCTCACCCACTTCAACTGTGATCAGCAGTTATTTTTTTTAAAAGATAATTA